TAGTTTAATTATGTTAAGTAATAATCCTTTTGAAACTATTAAATATGGAGGAAGTACTTTTATAAATGTTTTTTCAATTGATCATAAAAGATCAACGAGTGATACAGTAAGATTTAGAGGACCTCCGGCAGTAACAGCAGAAGGTTCAGGAGGAGTAGATACAAAAAATTTACAACAATTTATATCTGTACCTACATTTGATAATGTAAGTGATATTAGCGCAGCAGCTGGTTTTACAATCACAGTTGGAAAGAAAAATTCCGACGGCAGTGTAACTACAGCCGCGGGCACTTTAGGAGAACCAGAAAATTATTTTTATTTTACAAGTACAAGCACAGCAACAAACGGTAGTACAAATGGAGGCGGTGATTATTGTTCAGCAGGACCTGTAACATTATCAGTCGTAAACGCATAATATGGCATACAGTTTAGCAAATTTACAAACAGACATTCGAAATTACACTGAAGTGAGCGGAACTTCTACAGGTGGAGTTTTAAGTGATGATGTTTTAGCAAGAATTATTAAAAATGCCGAACATACTATTTTTAGAGCAGTTGATGTAGATGATGAAAGATTTTATTCTACTTCAAACTGTATTATTGGAAATAGATACGTGAGTGTTCCGGCTGATTGTCGAGTCATTAGATATGTTCAATTATTAAATGATAATGTGAGTCCTAATGTTCAAGTTTTTTTAGAACAAAGAGATACCAGTTTTATGGCGGAATATTATAATACCCCCTCAACTGCATCTACTTCTCTTCCTAAATATTGGGCTAATTGGGACGAAGAATATTGGGTAGTTGCGCCTACTCCAGATACAGCTTATGAAATTACTATGGCTTTTAATAAAGAACCTGTGAGTCTTACAGATGCTACTAAATCTACTTCGGGAACTTACATATCCAATAAATATCCTGATTTACTTTTGTATGCATCTCTGGTAAATACATATGGATACTTGAAAGGTCCGCAGGATATGTTACAATATTATAAAGCGGCTTATAAAGAAGCTTTAGAATCGTATGCGATCGAACAAATTGGTCAAAGACGCAGAAGCGAATATGGCGATGGAGTCATTCGCGCTCAAATAATCTCAAAATCTCCATCAAGTAATTAATTATGAAGGAGACAAATAAATGGCAAACGTAATACCTTATGCATTCCGTGGAGAATTATTCAGTGGAACACATAATTTTGCATCTGGAGGAAATACTTTTAAATTAGCACTTTACACTGCTAATCCTTATGATACTTCAAGCACTGTTTATGTAACAACTAATGAAGTAAGTTCAGCTGGTGGTACGAATTATGTTGCTGCTGGAAATACTTTAGGCAGTAATGCAGTTGTTTCTACAACAGCTGTTGCATCTTGTGATTTTGCAGATACCTCATGGACATCGGCAACAATTACCGCAGCTTTTGGAACAATCTATAATAGTTCCGCATCAAATAAAGTAGCTGTAGTTTTAGATTTTGATGGAAGTAAAAGTTGTACTAATGGTACATTTACAATTTCTTTTCCTAGTCCAAGTACAGCGGCAGACGCTATCATAAGCATGGCTTAGGGAGAATAAATGGCTTTAGTAGTAAACGACAGAGTAAAAGAAACTAGTACGACAACTGGAACAGGTACTTTAAATTTAGCAGGTGCCGTATCAGGATTTCAAACTTTTGTTGCAGGAGTTGGTGATACTAATACAACTTACTATGCAATATTTAATCAAGGAACAACTGAATGGGAAGTTGGTCTTGGAACAGTAACAGATGCAGCTACTGATACTCTTGCAAGAACTACCGTTATCTCAAGTTCTAATTCAGGTTCCGCTGTAGATTTTGCATCTGGTACGAAAGATGTATTCTGTACTTTACCAGCAAGTAAAGCTGTTTTTGGTAAACAACAAGGAACGAATTTTACAGATAGTTTATTAGTAGGTCATTCTACAACAGGAACTTTAAGTACAGCTACTGATAATACTGGCGTTGGTATTGATGCTTTAAATGCTCTTACTAGCGGAGATAATAATACTGCTGTAGGAGCAGATGCTGGTGGTGCTGTTACTACCTCTAAAGAAAATACAGTAGTAGGAGCAGAGGCTTTCATAACAGCAACTACAGGTTCTGGAGCAAATACCGCTGTAGGTTTTAGAGCTTTAAAAGACTCTACAGGAGAAGGTAATACTGCAATAGGCAAAGATGCAGGAGAAAATATTGCTGGTGGTCATTATAATATATGCTTAGGTCATGATGCTGGTCAAAATATTACTTCAGGAGGTGGAAACATAATTATTGGAAAAACTGATGCCGCAGCAGTAGATAGTGCAAGAACATTAAAAATAGTTTCTAACGATGGTTCAACAACTACCACTCATATAACAGGAGATGGTAATGATCATGTCGAGGTAGCCGTAGCATGGAACCCAACTTTATCAACAACAGGAAAAGCCTTTGTAATGGGGTTTTAAATATGATATTCAAGAGAAAAATATGGCAACAGAATTAAAAACAGATATAATCAGTCCTTCTACTACTAATCAAATAGACATTAAAGTAGAAGAAGAACAGATGATTTTAATAGATGCTGATGGTAACGTACAGGTAGCAACAGCATGGAATCCAAGTCTATCAACGACGGGCAAAGCTTTTATAATGGGATTTTAATAGGAGAAAAAAATGGCAAGTGAACTAATGAAGGTAAAACTAAATGCAGCGATGTCAAATAGTGAAGTGGATTTACTCACAGTGGCAAGTGGACATACTTATACGATACTTAATATATCTATTTGTGAAACTGGTGGGGCTGATGAAACTTTTGATCTTTATATTAGAGATGATGCTGGTGCTAATGATTATGAAATTTATTCTGATCAAGCGTTAGCAGCTAATGCAACTTTTGAGCATACGACAAGAATTGTGCTTGAAGCAAGTGATGTACTTTCAGGTCAAACAGCTAGTGCGGCTAATGTTGATGTTGTTATTAGTTATTTAGATCAAACCTTATAGGAGAATTTATGAGTGGAACTATAGGAGATAACGTATATAGAGCCTCGGGAGTGGTTGCTACTGCGGCTGCTGGAGGAGGTGTATCTTGGCAAGCTGTCGTTACAGCTAGCACTTTAACTGCGGTAGCTGGAAATGGCTATCCTATTAATACAACTTCAAATGCTTGTACAGTGACATTACCTGCTTCGGCTTCTGTCGGAGATGAAATTATATTTACAGACTACGCAAGAACTTGGGGAACAAACGCTTTAACAATTAGCAGTTCTTTAAATTATCAAGGCAGTTCAGCAATTGATCCAGTTTATGATACAACTGGAGAAAGTGTCCATATTGTTTATGTGGATGTAACACAGGGCTGGGTTCCAACTTATGATGGAGCCGTTGCTTATGAAACTGCTGCAAATTATACCACTGAATGGTTATCCATTGCTGGAGGTGGTGGAGGATCTGGAGGATATTCTGGAGGTGGGGGCGCTGGAGGCTATAGACTTAAATTTAATAGTGAAAATTCTGGTGGAGGAACTGATACTGAAAGTGTAATAACCTTAACAGGAGGAGCCGTTTATACGGCTGGTGTGGGAGCAGGAGGTGCTGGAGCTTCACCTAATTGTTGTGGAACTGATGGAGGCGATAGTACTATTACAGGTACTGGTGTAAGTCTAACTTCCGATGGTGGTGGAGGAGGTGGAAGGAATGTAGCACCCTCAGTACCAGGTGGAGATGGAGGTTCAGGTGGAGGTGGAGGAGCTGGTTCACATGCTGGCGGTTCTGGAACGGCTAATCAAGGTTATGATGGTGGAACAGGTGCAAGTGGATGTGGAAATGGAGGTGGCGGTGGAGGCGGTGCTTCCGCAGTAGGTGCATCTCCCCCAGGTTCGTCAAGAGCTGGTGGAAATGGTGGAGCTGGAGTTACGTCTTGCATTACTGGTACTCCAACTGGAAGAGGTGGTGGAGGTGGAGGCGGAGATTATGCTTCTACTACAGGTCTAGGAACATGTGGTGGAGGTAATGGTGGAGCACAAGGTGGCTCACCTGCTTCAACTGCTGGAACAGCTAATACTGGTGGTGGTGGAGGTGCTGGTAATCCAGGTAGTGCTGGAGGAAAAGGAATTATTGTTCTTCGTATGGCTGATGGTAATTATTCAGGTACAACAACAGGATGTCCAACCGTTGCTACAGATGTAGGGGGTTCAGGAGAAACCACAATAACTTTTAATACCTGTGGAACTTATACGGCATAAATTATGGCTTATTTTGCAAGATTAGGAACAGGAAATATAGTGGAAAAAATTCATATTGTGCATAACAATATAATGCTTGACGAAAATGGAAATGAAAGTGAACAAAAGGGAATAGATTTTTTACGACAGATGTGGAAGAATAATGCCAATTATGTACAAACCTCTTATAATACTCACGAGGGTGTTCATACTTTGGGAGGTACTCCTTTCAGAAAAAATTATGCTGGAGTAGGTTATAAATATGATGCAACTAGAGACGCCTTTATTCCCCCAAAAAGACACGATGCTCAGGCTTGGCTATTAGATGAAAATACTTGTCGTTGGAAACCACCTATTCCAATTGAGGGCAGTTATACGATTATTCCTCTAAACCATAAATGGAGTGATCAAAGATGGAATGATGGTGGAGAAGATAAATTAGGATGGCTTAAATTTAATACTGATACCCAAATATGGGAGGATGTGGTATAGGTATATTGTTAGAATAAAGTAAATAGATTAGAAAGATAGGAGGTGGAGGATATGGTATTAAAATATTATTATTGGTATTTTACAAATGCTGTTTCAAGAAAAATTTGTGATAGAATTTTAAAATTAGGATTAAGTAAAAAGAAAGTAAAGGGAGTCATTGGATTAGAGGGAACCAAATCTCTTTTTTCTGCTCCTTATAAAAAAAGAACTAAAAAAGAAAAAAAACTAATAGACAAAAAAAGAAATTCTTCTGTGGTATGGTTAGATGAAACTTGGATTTATAATGCTATTCATCCCTTTATCTTTGCAGCTAATCAAAAGGCAGATTGGAACTTTCAATGGGATTGGACAGAAGCTTCTCAATTTACTGAGTATAAAAAAAATCAATTTTATGGTTGGCATCAAGATAGTGTAGCAGATCCCGCAGAGGCTCCTGGTAATTATTACGGAAAAATAAGAAAATTAAGTTCAGTTCTTTTTCTTTCAGATTCTAGTGAATATGAAGGAGGAGAACTTCAATTTGATTTTAAACAATATAGTGCTGAGGAAAAAACACAAATTAAAGATGTAACTGAAATTAAGGATAAAGGATCATTGATCGTTTTTCCTTCTTTTGTATGGCATCGTCTTAAACCGATTACCAAAGGGGTTCGTTACAGTTTACCTAGTTGGCATTGGGGAAAGCCTTTTGTTTAAATGAAGAAAGAATTTAAAGTCAATGTTATTAAAAGAGCCATTCCTGTAAACTTAGCCGATTTTCTTTACAATTATTTTATACTTAAAAGATCGGTGGCTAAACATATGTTCGATAAAAAATGGCTAGATCCTGCTAGTACATATTATGGAACTTGGCATGACCTTCAATGTGTAAATACTTATGCCCATTATGGAGATATTGCTATGGAAACATTGCTTAAAGAACTTACACCTAAAGTAGAAGAAATAACAGGTTTCAAATTAATCGAGACTTATTCTTATAGTCGTATATATAAAAAAGGAGATATTCTTTCTCGCCACAAGGATCGAAAGTCTTGTGCAGTATCTTGCACAATGTATTTAGGAGGAGATATACTATGGCCTATATATATTGAAGAAAGTGGAAAAACAGGCATGAAGGGGACCAAGATAGTTCTTAAAAAAGGAGACATGCTAATATATGAAGGAGATACAATGGAACATTGGAGAGAGCCTTTCTCTGGAGAAAATTGTGCCCAAGTTTTTTTACATTATAATAAAGTTTCTCCAAAAAATATAAAATACGATAGTCGTGCCATGCTGGGATTACCTGTGGAGTTTAGGTATAAATGAAAGTAAGAAAGATGAAATATATATTGATTCTATTGATGCTATCCACCGCAGTAATAGCTGACGAATGTAAATGGGAGAATGAAATTCCTTGTATTACAATAGCTAATGCTAATGGTGTTTCTAGTAAGATTAATCCAAGCTATGTTATTACACAAAAAGATATAAAAAAATATAATTTAAAAGACATTAATTCAGTTCTTACTTTTGTTAGTGGAGCGAGTATTATTCAAAGTGGACCTAGAGGACAACAATCTTCTTTATTTTTAAGAGGAACTAATAGCAACCATACTTTAGTTTTATTAAATGGAATACCTATTAATGACTACTCTACACCTACTGGTGCTTTTGATTTTGGTCAAATATTTATGTCTAATATATCGTATGTAGAGGTATATAAAGGAAGCATGGCTTCTCATTTAGGTGCTGATTCTATTGGAGGTGCTGTAAATTTGCGTACCTTTGTTGATTTTGAAAATGATATATCTGTAAATCCTAATGGGGTAAATGGAAGCTATACCACCTCTTATAATGATTGGTATATGAATGTTAAAGGAGGCATCTTTGAATCGGAAGAAGTTTCTGCTTTAGAGGGCGGTTCAGAGAAAGATGGTACAAAAAATAAATCTTTTAATACTAATATTTATAAATGGATAAACCATAATTTAAAATTTAGAACTACTTTATTTGCACGAAATACTTTAACCGATATTGATGGACATAATGTTACCATTGAAGATGGATACAGTAATAATAATATGTATGCTTTCCAAAGTGGAGTAGATTATATAACTAATAAAAGTAAAAATTACTTAACTTTTCATACACACGAATATAATAGAGATTATGACACTCAGGAGTATAGATCTAATACACATGTTATAACAGGAGAGCATAAAACTAAGTATTATGGAATTGGTTTTGATTATAAACATGATGCATCAATATCTAAACATGAAGATCATTTAGGTTTATTTAGTAATATTAATTATAAAATTCTTTCTTTGCATGGACGAAAAGATGAAGAACATGATAGTTATAAGATAGGTTTTATATTTGATTTCTTTAGACTCTCTCATTCAACTGGTTTTAAAAGGGCAACCCAATACACCCCTGTAGAAGAAAGCAAACTAGACGAAATTAGTTTTGATTATAAAGATTTAACATTATCTTTATTTGAAAATGAAGTAAATTCATACACACAAGATGGCCTTGAATTATCTTATAATATCAAGGATTTACGAGTTTTTGGCTCTTATATTAATAGTAAACAAAATGGAAAAAAGCACTTAAGAATACCACTATGGAGCGGAGGATTAAAATATGATTGGAATAATATATTAATAGATTATACTTATTTAGGAGAGAGTGATGACATTCATAATACAAATTGGAGTACAATTAAACAAAAAGAAAAACATTTATTAAATTTAGGTTATGACTACAATGGGTTTACAATAGGTGTAACTAATTTATTAGATGAAAATTATGCACCACATGGTTTTAATAGCCCAGGAAAAAAATTTAATTTGGGATGGACAAAGAAATTTTAAATGAAACCTTTAGACTTTACTGTAGTTAAAAAATTATTTCCTCAAGAACAATGGGATGTAGGATATATCACTAAAACTCAATTACAAATTTGTGCCTATACTCCGATTAAATGGAAATTTCATGTCGTTGGTCTTGACTTTTCAAATGATATTCATTTTGACCAGTTACAAAACTGTATTGTGTTAATTAAAGAAACTCCGAAAGCTGGTGATTATGATTTTTATAAAGAGGCAGCAACTATTATGGCTAAAAGTGGAGTGATAGGATGGGATATGGTTTATACTAATTTTAAAGAAGCAGCTATTCAAGCTGGACTAGGAGTTAAAGCTAAAAATTCTTTAATTTATAGTTATCGTTTTGGATTTGATTGTAAAATATGTGTGATTAGATTTGATCAATCCTTTAAAAATATTCCTATTAATAAAAGAGTTAATAAAAAATTATGGAATCGTTGTGTTGATTGTTGGGATTGTGCTATTAACTGTCCTGTTAAAGCTATTCATAATGAGGGTAACGATATGAAAGATCATTGGTTGGATAGTAGTAAGTGTGATAACTTTATAGGTTTAAGTGATCATCCAACAATTCCTTCTATTAAAAAGTTTTGGCACAAACACGTTCATCCTGAAGTTCCTAAAGAAGAAGTTGATAAATTAAAAACTTGGTTTGATGTAAAGAAAAAATATGGAACAGCAGGATTGCCATGGGATAAAAATGGTTATTCATTTAATTCTTCTTTTGGAGCTGCCAAAGATGGAAAACCTATTGATGTTCCCATGTGTAGGGAATGTACTTCTCAACCACGATGTAGTAAGTGGAAAGGAAACTATCCTTATGATAAACAGGAATGGTTTATGAGAGAACAATGAGAGGCGATTATTTTTTTAAGACTCCAATTTGGATAGAAGAAAAACCAGAATTTGTTAAACCTCTTAACAAAGCCAGTAATAAATATATTGAGATTGCCAGGAAAAAAGATAAAAAATTAATTAAAATTAATAAAGATTTTGGAACAAGTCATCATTCAACGCCTTTAACATTTGATAATAACTTTAAGGATTTTAGAGATTATATAGGTCAAAAATCTTGGCAATTTTTGGATTGGCAAGGTTTTAATATGAAACCCTACGTTACTTTATGGTCTGAACTATGGGTACAGGAATTTTCTAAAAATGGTGGTGGTCATCATTCTGCTCATCAACATTGGAATCAGCATGTATCAGGATTTTATTTTTTAAAGTGTAGTGATAAGACTTCTTATCCAATATTCCATGACCCAAGAGCAGGAGCAAGGATGACAAAATTAGAATTAAAGGATGGCAATAACATATCTTTAGGATCAGAATTAGTACATTTTAAAGTTAGACCTGGAACTTTAATTATATTTCCAAGTTATTTAGTCCATGAATACGCAGTAGATCAGGGTAAAGAGCCTTTTAGGTTTATACATTGGAACATCCAAGCGGTACCAAGAAGAATGGCTAAAGACAAGTTTTTAAAACTTTAGTCTTTCCTACTGATTTAAACGATGATATAGTTCTTTGATGGGGGCAGTGACTCCACCACATACCTCACTGCTCCCTTTAAAGGACTATATATGTTAGGATTCAGTGCATTTTCAGAATTTTCATTTGCTCAAGTTGCAAAGGACAATAGTGTAACTATTCCTGCTGGAGCTAATACATTAGCTATCAGTATTGGAAGTCCAGGAATTAGTGCTGATTCTATTATTGAGACTATTACAGGTAATGCACTAACCCTTGGATTTGGGGAAGTTACTATAACAGGGGATGCTAATGTTACTGGAGTCAAAAACGAATTAAGTTTAGGTATAGGAACAGTTACCGTTACGGCGGATGCGAACGTTACTGCTGTAAAGAACGCTCTTGTAATTTCGTCAGGGACTGTTACAATTACAGGAACGGCAAATGTTACACCTACGGGGGCTGCATTAACATTGGCAACAGGTAATATTGCAGCTATAACATGGAGTGAAATACAACCGGGAGCAACTATGACGTGGACACCAATAGATCCAACGGCTTAAAATTATGGCATCAACTTATTCAACAGACATTCAACTAGAACTCGTTACAACCGGTGAAAAAGCTGGGTTGTGGGGAAGCATTACTAATACTAATTTACAAATTTTAGAACAGGCAGCTACAGGTTATGCAAGCGTAGATATGGCGGCAGCCAATGTAACCTTGACTTTAACCGATGGGGCAAAATCTGACGGTAAAAATATTTATTTAAGACTTTATGGAACTTTAGCAGCGAATCGAACTTTAACAATGCCTGTAACTGCAGAAAGAGTTTGGATTATAAAAGATGAAACTGTCAGAGGAACTTCTAATAGAACTTTAGATGTTTTAACTGCATCATCTTCTAATGCAGTACCAGTTCCACCAGGTGCGGTTATGTTATGTAGATCTGATGGAACCGATACCGTTGGAACTATTCTTCAAAAAGGATATGCAACCATTACAGATTCTAACACTCCTTATACATCAGTAGCAGGAGCACAAATTTTTGCTAATACTTCAAGCAATCCTATTACGGTAAATCTTCCCGCTTCACCTTCTGTTGGTGATGAAGTAACCATTATTGATACCAGAGGGTCCTGGGCATCTAACAATTTAACAGTAGGGCGAAATGGTCAACCTATTAATACAGCAACCTCTGATTTAACATTAAGCAATGCTGGTCAATCCATAACGTTAGTTTATATAGACGCAACACGTGGCTGGGCTTATAAAACTAATTATACTTCATAGGAGCTATAAAGATGGCTCTTACATCTATACAATTTGCACCCGGAATTGATAAACAAGATACGGCGATTGGAGCAATCGGTCGTTGGGTTGATTCTGATAATGCGAGATTTAGATATGGTCTTCCTGAAAAAGTAGGAGGATGGTCTTCTTTATTAACTGATACCATTTGTGGAGTAGCTAGAAAACAACATTCTTTTGTAGACTTAGACGGAAATAGATATGTAGGAATTGGCACCGATAAATTTCTTCTTATTTATTTTGAAGGAACTCTTTATGATATAACTCCTTGGCGTAGTAATAATGCCGGAGCTCAAACTACTTTTACTTCTTCCACTTTAGCAACAGATAGTACCACAGTTAAAACCTGTACTATTACAACCACTAGCGCCCATAGTTTAATAGTGGGAGATATGATTGTTTTGGATTCGGTTACTCTCCCTGGCGGAACGGGTTTAACCGATGCTCAATTTGAAGATAAATTATTTCAAGTTTTAACAGTTCCAACCGATGTCACATTTACAATTAATTCATCGGCTCAAGCTAGTTCGGTTGTCGCCACAGGTGGAAGTATGACGGTTCAACCTTATGAAAATGTTGGACCCGCAGCTCAAACTTACGGATATGGATTTGGTGTAGGCAATTATGGTGGAACGGTTACTGGAGTTGTAGCTAATGATTTAGATGGAGCTTTAAATGCTGATACCGCAGGAACAGGCGGAAGCGGAACTTCGGTTACTTTAACATCGACTACCGGCTTTCCAACTTCAGGAACGATTGCCGTTGAAAATGAATTAATTACTTATACTGGAATTTCTAGCAATGATTTAACGGGAATTACAAGAGGAGCTGATGGAACCGCTACTGTTGGAACTTCCAATGGTCAAGCACACGGAGATGGAACTACAGTTGATAATGCCACAGATTATACAGGATGGGGAGATGCGGTTGTTGCATCAACCATTACTTTAGAACCTGGACTTTGGTCTTTAAGCAATTGGGGAGGTGTATTAGTTGCAACGGTTGCAAATGGAAAAACTTTTACTTGGGATTCTACCATTGCTGCGCGTTTTACCACAAGAGCTTCAACCACTACAACAAGTTATGTAACAGCTCTCACTGGAGATTTGGGAAATCCTACTGCAAGTAGAATGACTTTAATTTCTCCTACAACCCGACACTTAATTCATTTAGGAACCGAAACTACAATCGGTACAGCTGCATCACAAGATGACATGTTTCTTAGATTTTCAGAGCAGGAAGGTATTAATACTTATGCTCCTTCGGCAACGAACAGTGCAGGTACCTATAGACTGCAAGATGGTTCAAAAATTATGGGAGGAATTGTAGCAAAAGAAAATATTTTAATATGGACCGACAATGCTTTGTATTCTATGAAATTTGTAGGAGCTCCCTTTACCTTTGGATTTGAACAGGTAGGTACAAACTGTGGACTCATAGGTCAAAATGCAGTTGTTGAAATTGATGGTGTAGCCTATTGGTTAGGTAATAATGGTTTCTTTTCATTTGATGGTACCGTTAATAATTTGCCGTGTAGTGTAGAAGATTATGTCTTTGATGATTTTGATACTACTAAAGGACAACAGGTAAACGCAGGAATTAATAATTTGTTTACTGAAGTCATTTGGTATTATCCAACAGAGGGCGCCACTTATAATGATCGATACGTTGTTCATAATTATGGTGAATCACAAAAACTTCCTATGGGAAATTGGTATATTGGAAGTAATACTAATTCTATTCGAACGACTTGGATTGATTCTATTATCTATCCTAAACCATATGCGACTCAATTTAATAGTACGGCAACGGGAACTTTTCCAAGCATCATCGGAGAAACAGGCTTAGGACAAACCGTTTATTTTCAACAAGAAACGGGGACCGATCAGATTAATCCTGATGGTTCCACAACTACCTTAACATCCTATGTTCAATCTTATAATTTTTCATTACAGAAAGATCAGACTGAAGTCTTTTTAGCTATGAGAAGATTTATTCCTAATTTTAAACTTTTAACGACTAAAAATACAGTCACTATTAAACTCAAAGATTATCCGGCTGATACGTTAGCGAATAGTGAGTTAAGTCCTTTTACAGTTTATCCAACGACTCAAAAGATAGATACGCGGGCACGGGGACGATACGCAAGTTTAAGAATTGAAAATGATGGAGCTGCTGAAAACTGGAGATTTGGAACTTTCCAAGTAGATCTACAACCGGATGGGAGAAGGTAATGACAAAAATAGTAGTAAGATTACCCGAACCTAAAAAAGAATATTCAGAAGATAACCAAAGACAAATTAACAGAACTTTAAGTTCTATGATACAACAATTGAACTCGACTTATTTACAACCCGACAAGGACGACACAGAAAGATTTAATTTCTTTTTATCATAATGGCAAACGTATATAAAAATATTCAGGCAACAATTAGTTCAGCAGGATCTGATGTAGATATGTATACATCACCAACGGCTACAACAAGTATTGTTAAAAGTGTCAAACTATACAATACGCATAGCGGAAATTTAGTGGTGGATATTACAGTCTACGATGCTTCCTCAACTACTGATTTTGAATTTGATACGGTTACGGTCAATGCCAGTAATAGTGTGGATTTATTGACTTTTAATAATCTTTTAATGTTAGAAGCAGGAGATATATTAAAAATGCAAACACCTACAACTAATGTTGTAAAAATGACTGCTTCTGTTTTACAAATAACTAGACCTCCAGAGGTCACAACTACATAGGAGAAATATGCCTTTTATAGAGCAAGAAGCAAAGAGTGAATATAAGATAATAGATGGTAAAAGAACACATGTTATTACCCCTGAATGTGAGGTTACTTTAAAAAATCTTGAAACAGGCAAAGAATATATGTCGGATTCAGAAGCCGATCATGATGTTGATAACCCTAATTCAAACACCAAAAGAGAGCATATCTCCAGAAGTGTTCATATTAAAGTAGCCGCGATTAACTTAGGCGCGGACAGTGGAAAGGTATAATACATTGACGATGAGCATAAAACAAA